CGGCATCGTTCGCCCTTCTACGAGCTTCACGTTCAGCTTCCTCGCCAGCTTGCACTCGCTTCATGATGTTTTCCCAAATGTCAGCATGACCTGTTTGGAAAAATATCATCTTCAATTCATCTTCAAACTTCTTTTGACTCAGCAATTCCATCTCAATCTGGATTGCCTGAGATAGTGAAGAACCGCCCTTTTTCTTTGCTTCTTCTAACGCTTTGACTGTCTGCTGTTTAGCCCCAAAGTAATTTCCAAGTAAGGGGCCAAGAGAAGAAACATCATTAACAGTCTTTTGCGCCTGTTTGATCAGTTGAACTGTCTTTTGAACAGCGGCAAACGCAGCCAAGGCGGTGCTGATCGGCTCCATTACCCGCCTTTAAAGTGTCCTATTATCCATGTGAATGCGCCGCCAACCATAGAAGCTATGGTCATGCCCATCCAAAAGCCACCCTTTGATTTATTGGCTAGTTCAAGAAGCTCACCAATCTGGCCTTCCATCTTGTCAATCTTCTTGTCCATGTTCTGCACTCTTTCCCACAGAACACCATATTTCACGGGGTCAATCTCTCCTGAGTCCATCTTCAAGCCTTCTGAATGAATGCGAGTGAATAATAGAGAGGTAGATTAGTGCCAATGCTAGAGGTTACAGAACTAGTGAAACCACCAGTATTGCCAACAGCATAGGAATTGCCCGAGCCAACCACAAACCGATCACGCAGATCAGGAGTGCCGTTATTGCCATCGCACAAATAGTATCCAGCGGGAATTGAGCCAATAGACCCACTCCACATCACAATTGCACCGCTAGGCACAGGGTTAGCCACAGGCGCAGCATTAACGATGCCATACAGGTTGTCGTATGTGCCAATCGTTACGTTTGCGCTTGTTGACAGTACAAATTTATAACTTGAACCAGCAGTCAGCCAAATCTCTTGCGGTGGGCGACCATCAGAACCAAGCACAATAGGATTGGTGTTCGCAACCGCACCTGAATTGGTGGTGAAAGTTGATGCTGGCGTAGTTGAACCAGCTTGATAGGTGTACAGAAACCCGCCATTTAGGGGTTGTCCATTGGCATCAAAGAATTGAAAGCCATTACCGATGGGTGCTAATAGGACGCTCATTTTTCTTCCTTACCAATGTTTCTGAGTTCAACCCCTGCGCCTGGACGCAAAGACTTTTCGGCTTCTTTTTTGGATTTAAATTCTTGCACTTTGCCACGCACAATTGAACCCGCAGGGATACCAAATTTGCCACCCAACATCACATTGCCAGCGGTTTCAGCAAGGCCAGCAGCCTTTTCAGCCAACGCACCAACTAGCGTATTAGAGTTGTTAACAAACGACCCTTTGGGTTGATTTTGAATGTAGCTAGCCACATTCCCCAATGATTTCAATTGTCCCGCAGTTTCGCCATCCATGACAATGTTTAGATTGTTCATGTTGTCAAGGTTGCGTAAAGCCTTGTTGTATCCAGCTTGCGTAAAATTACCCTTGTCATCAATAATGCCAGCCTTTTCTTTTAGGTGGCTAAGAATCGCAGCCTTCATGCTTTGATGTGCGGGTGATTCAGACCCAAGATTGTCAATCATCTGCTTAACATTCTTGTTAACGCCGTTGATCACAAACTTTTGGGCAAACTTGTCTGCTGGCACTGTATCGTCAACCGCCGCCTTAAATGCGGGGTCTTTACTCAGCATCTGGAATCGTTCACGTGCCGCTTTACGAGCCTCATCAGCCAAAGGCTTAAGGTTTTGGGCTTGTTTGCTCAAAGGCAATTTTTCAAGCTCATCAATCATGCGACTAGCAGCCATGCGAACATTGCCATCTTGCGCTGTTCTAGCCACATTCCCAAGGTTCTTTCTTAGGCTCAAGAAATCCTCAAAAGTCATTGAGTTATCTTTTGCCAACCTTTGCAATTCTTTGAATTGAGAAATCTGCTTGGCATCGTTGGTTAACAATTCTTTACGCAGAGTTGTTTCAACATTCTTCAGCAGTTGTGGTGCATCAACAGGAAATTGACCACCAGCCGCATCACGCAAGGCTGTATATTTGGCGTTTATGTCATCTTCTAGCAGTTTGTTTTTCTGCTTGTAAGAGTCAATAATTGATTCGCCAAACTCAATTGGGCGTGTGCCAAACGCATCAGGTGCAGCCTTTTCCCGAATAGCGTTAAGGTTGTCAATCAATTGCTGGTTTTGCTCATTCAATCGAGCAACCAAAGCCTCATTGCCAGGCTTACCACGACGGTTCATTTCATTAGAAATAATGATCGGGTCGCCAGTTGCTTGCCCTTCTGTCAGTCGTAGAGGAACAGGCAAAGTATCCGCTTCAATGTGTCGTTGAAGCACAGGCATATTGACTTTGTTTACAGGTATATTGCCAATAGCCTGTTGCAAATCTGGACTAGCTTGGGTTAAAGCAGCCTTGATTGTGGTTTCTGTGGGGGCTGCCGCTGAACCCATGCTAACCATGCCTTTTTGTGGCGCAACTTGAGGGGCTTGAGGCGTAGCGGGGGTGGCTCTTGTTTGTGCCAACTCACGTGCTTCTTGAATTGTGCCGACCACAGACTTTGCGCCTTTAGCCGTTGCTTCTAGCCCTTTAGTCACTGCTGGAGTAGCCGCTATACCCAAACTTTGGATAATGCTTTCTACATCTGCTTTAGGCAAACCAGTTTTTGCACTTAGTGCGTCAATTCCTTGTGACACATTTGCAGCAATGTATTTTGCCGCATCAGTTTCCATAATTGCTCTTGGAACGGCTCTTGTTACTTCTGCTTGGTAACCAGGCGTTTGCTCAATTCCAAGCGCACGACCAATAATGTTCTTTGGACTTGTAGTTTCAGCCCTTGCTTTTGCTGCGGCTTCTTCTGGAGACATTTTGAATCCATAATAAGCCCTTGCCAAAGGATAAGCAGCATAATCTAATGCGCCAGTTAGCATATTGATTGGTTGATCTGCCAAACTAGCAAATGATTGCCCCAACTCACGCATAGGCTGAACATTTGCCTCACTAGGCTTTTGTGCAGTCGGCTTCTTGGCAGACGGAAAGCCAATAAAAGGCTTTGACATATCTGCTTCAGACACGCCTTGAGGCTTAACAGGCTCGGGCTTTGCAGGGGCTTGCTGTGTGGGTGTGCCACGAATCAATTGCTCAAGCTCGTCAACAGGCGCACTTGGCTTACCATCGCCTTTGACCTTTGAAACATATTGGCTCGGGTCTTTAGTGACAAACCCGCCATAGTTAGCCAACGCCTTGTCTAAATCGCCATTGTTTCGGTTGACCAGATCAATGAGATATTCTTTGGCAGCTTGACGTGCTTCTTTTTCGTCAAATGGATTGAATTTCTTGCCCTTGCGGTGCATATCAGCCACTGTTTCAGGCATGAATTGATATGCACCAAGTGCTTTGGTCTGCTTGTTAACAGCAAAATCATCTTTGCCGCTTTCAACTTTACGCAAACGATCTAGCAAATCCTCAGTAACAAGGTTGCTGTAATCTTTTTTGGTAGAGGGCTGACCGCCCCTGATAAGTTGCTCAAGTTCATCCATCACAACTCCCCAGTTTCAGTCAATTTCTTGATGTTTTTATAACGTCTTGCAAAATCTTCACGCACTTTTTGATTGCTTCCTAATAGGCCATCAATCAATTTTTTGCGTTCTGCGGGGTCTTGCACATTCTCGTAAACGCTGATTGCCTCAAACACTTTGGAATCAGCGTTTTTGTTCCATTCTTGTCTGAAGGCGTTAAGGTTATTGTCACCAAACTTATTGGCAAAAGCCTGTGCGCCTTGCGCTTGCATATTCAAATTGGTCAGATCAGCATAGGTGCGTCTTGCAATATTGAGCAAAACTTCTGGCGGGTAAGTTTCATCGCCATTAGCCATGCGTGCCAGTTGCTGACCCGCTACTGTGTCCATAGACCCGCCAACCGCTTGAATGTTGGAAATGGCAACGTTAGCCAAATCCTTGCTCAATTGTTTATAGGTCGGGTCGCCAGCATAGTTGGCAAAATTGCGTCTGATTGTGCCCAAAACACCAGATGACCAAATACTACCAGGGTCAAGTTTGGTCGCCTCTTTGATGACTTCATCCAAGTTGCGTTTTAGGGTCGGAAACTCAGATTGCTTGTTCACCAAACTTTGGCGATACAACTGGCCTTTTGATCGATCTGCTTCTTCGCTCGGCGCACCAGCAAACGGCATACCCGCCTGACGGACGGGGTAGGGCAACTGCATGGTTGTCTGAGGCATAGCTTGACCTTGAGGCGCAGCTTGACCTTGAGGCATGGCTTGCGGTGCGGCTTGAGGAAACTGCACAGGCGCAATTTGACTTGTGCCAGATGTGAATGTGCCAGGCTGACCACCAAATGTGCCAAGTGTCGGCGTTTGAAGTTGCAATCTTGACTCAGGGCCAACTGCTTGCTTGTTGATTGTGCCCAACAAGGTCGGCAAATCTTTAAGGTTTGATTTAGCCGCTTGCATCATTTCTGCTGCGCCTGTGTAAACTTCTTCCGCATTAAATCCAGCATTGATCATTTGCTGAATACCTTGCGACAAAACCCTTTGTGCGCCTTGAACATCGTTTTTTTCAACTGCATCAAGCAATCGTTTATCAGTTGCCAACCCGCCAACAATGTTTTGGAATTGCTTAAAGTTTGTTCCAGCTATCTCCAATCGGTTTTTTTCTGTTAATTGCTTTGCTTGTTGGATTTCTTCTGGTGCTTTTTGTTCAACAACATTGGTTTTGGCGGTTTGCTCACGAACCAATAAAGGATTCATCTGTTCTGCTTGTTGATACGACTGCACGCCTCTTGCAAGGCCAACAAGATCACCAAGGGTCATTCCTTGCTGTTTAGGGCTGAGATCGGTAAAAACAGGCATGATTTTTCCTTTTTATGGGCCAACTTTGCCAGTTTGACCCAACAAGTTTGCAAGTGTGTAAGTGTTCATGACATTGTTCAAAGCACCTGTCAAAGCATTGGCTTGTCCAATTTGCCCTGCTGCTTGAGCTGCTGCGCCACCTGTCATCAGATTTGCCACATTGGTTCCATAGTTACCAGCCGCAGTGGTGGTTTGACCTTGAGCCGTTTGACCAAGACCAGCAATCCCTGCCAATGTGTTGTAAATGTTCTGTTTTTGAGCCAAGTTACGTTGAAAGGCATTGGCATATTCTTGCGAGGCAAGACCTTGCGTATAGTCTTGCAAGCCTGTCAACACATTACCTGTCATGCCTCTTATGTTGCCAGCACGCTCGGCAGCCATTTGGCCTTGCTTGAGTCGGAAAGCATAGCCAGGGTCAATACCCTTCGCAAAATCTTCAGGGCTGTATTGGCTAGTCAGATAAGGCAGTTGACCTTGAATGTCTTTGAGTGCGCTGTATCCAGCCTCACGATATGGGGCTTGTTGTTGGTTCAGCGTGTCAAAAATGTATTTCTGTGTCTCAGCCGCACGATTAGCTGCATCCACTTGAGCCTGTGCCGCAGACTTAGCCGC